GATAATCAGTTGCAGCAGTTAAATCTGCACAAACACATTGTTTAGATCTTTTAATCGTTGGAACCATTCGTTCAAAAGATTTCTCTTGATCAAATGCTCCTCCGAAAACTGAATCAAATTTAACTATAGCCTGAAAAAGTAATTCTACAGGTTTTAGAATATTTTGAGAAAAGAAGTCAACTTCAGCAACAGTTCGTTGCTTACCGCCGACGTCATTAATAAAAGCTAACCTTGAATGAACGCAATTTTTCAATTCTTCTTCAGTATAGTTACTTTTAAGAAGGTTTAATGATTGCTCTGAAGTCATAGAAGATATTGTTTCTTCAAAACCTTTAATACCTAAACGTTTACACCATTCTTGTAAATGACCATAAAGCTTAGAATCTTTTAATAATGCAATAGCATCTAAAGGTATTTTGGAAATGGCACCTTGTCCATTAGGACCGTTTTTAGATGAGATATGGAAAGTTTTCGGATCTAAAAAATCTTTAGAATCGAAAAAATTATTTTCGATTTTAACATTAAGTAAGATAGAATCCATTATCTCGTTAAACTCGGGTAGAATGTCCAAAACTTGCTTTTCAGTAAGTTTCTTTAACTCTACCGCTTTAACAGAGTTCAAATTCTTATTTATTACATTAACGTCATTTAAATCCACAGAAATATAAATACTCCTATTTACATAGAATATATTAATTAAACATCTAATAATTTCAAAACTAACATTTTTATCTAATTTAACCAATATTGTATATATATCAATTAAATACTTACTAAAACTATTAATTTTTAATTTATAGAATGTATAAATCTCTTTTATTTTATCAGTTTGCTTTTTATCTCTATCGAACAAACTTAGCTTAACGTTTTCTTCTTTTTGAAAACGCTTGATGACTATTTCTGAGACTAACTTTTCAACGTCAGACGTTAAATCTTCAATCGAATTTTGAAATGTCGTTAGATCTCCGGTAGATAACAATTTAATAAACTCAATATGAAAGACCTTTAATACATTTAAAGCTATTCTTTCATCCGTAATCTCAGGTCTTAGGCTTTTAATAACCTTTCTTTTATCTTTCCCTTTAGGTTGTTTTTCTAAAGGTATTTTTCTTAAAAGAATTTCTTGACCAAGAGAGTCATCTTTTGTCAAACAATTAACCACTAAAATCAATAAACCGTTATTTAATTTAATAATAGGATCTTTAATTAAAGAAAATCTTTTATTTTCATTAATTAGACGGTTAGTTAAAATAACTATAATTTCAAAATACGCAAGTACGCTAATATTGCTGGGTACTTTAAACTTAAAACGTTTAAAAATAGTAAACCAGAAATCAAATTCTTTATTTGTAAAATCTGAATTTTCAATATTTTTAAGAAACTTGTCAATTAGTTCGCCTGTCTTCTTAGAATCAGTATACTGATTTCTAAGTTTCTCTAGGTCAAATACAGATGTCGGCATGTCTATATTAACTGAATTACGAAATGTCGAAGTAGAAAAATCTATATTATAAAAAAATTTTGAAAGAACT